AGTCAGATGACGTTTTGGAAAGGGTCGACCCTTTTATCGACACCATTTCAATCGTTGACAACAAAAACCAAACTATTACTGTCACTGGTACTGTTATCGGTAATGTCCCTGGAATGGGAAACGCCGCGGCCCAAAGGGTTGAAGTAAGCGTCGACGGTGCACCATTTCAAGAATCAGGCCAGATCGGATCCGCTGGATCTGGAATTGGCAAGTTTACATACTCGCACACAACCACCGGGGCATCAGCTCATGGTAAGTCTCTAAAGGTTGTAGTACGACCAAAAGGCTCCACCTCGACTGACGTCCAGAAGAGCGCTCGTATAAAATTGGTACAAAATGCGATTGAGCTTGCCTTCACTGCAGGTGACCAAGCTGGTGACGCATTTCGAAATGATGAGACGCCCGACAACATAAAACTCGATGCATCTGATATCACAATAGTTTCTGGTAAAAAGAAAGCTGGAGATACCAATAATGCAGTCTTGGGCGGCGCAGGTGCCCATGCTGTGGGAATCAGGATTGAAGTTTTCTTGGCCACTGATACAGCGCGCGCTAACGGACAAATTCTCACCGGCGGCAATGCATTTTTAGATATCCCCGCTGCAACAAACCCATTCGCTGGGGCAGACGACGACAGTATATTAGCTTCAAACATCACTGCGGATACAGACTTTGTTATTAGGGTAACTCCATTTTCAGCAGACGACACTCCTGTGCTATTAACCGAATCTGCACAAGAACGAACACTTAGCGTAGCAAAAGCTTAAGAAAGGATAACTAATGGGTAAGAAAAGAAAAGCTATCTTAGATCTTCACAGATTTGGAAAAGTAAGAAAAAAATGGGAAACCAAGTTTGCTAGACTTTTGGAGGCAAACTTGGAAACCATAAAAGAAAAAGTAGAAACCGTTGTAGACAAGGTAGAGGAAACTTTGGATAAGACTCAAGAGATCATTGATGCTGTAAAACAAGAAGAAGTCATCGAAGAAAAGCCAAAGCCATCTCGCAGAAAAAGAACAACCACAAAAAAAACCACAACCACAACCAAAAAGGCAGCCACTACAACGCGTAAACGCCGCACGACAAAAACAAAACCAGAAGCCTAGGTGAATTGACAGCCTCAACAACTATTTATAGTGATAAACTTTATTTAACGGGGGCCTTTTTATGTCGGTACCAACACTAACACCTGCAAGCAATTTATCAGCAATAGTATTGCCGTCGCAGGGAAACACTGTAAATGTAAATTCTGCAGTTCCTTATAAAATCTACTCGGAAGAGTCATCACCAATGTATTCTGGAGCATTTGTTTCTGGAGCAGTGGATCAGGTCTCATATGTTTATAAGAAGCTCGGTGGAGATGTTTTAGACCTGGAACTTACAGAGGGTAATGTATACGCAGCATACGAAGAATCTGTTTTGGAGTACTCTTATTTAATTAATCTACATCAAGCAACAAATGTTTTATCGGACGCCCTAGGCAACACAACGGGATCATTTGACGAAAAGGGAAATCTCCAACCTGGAGCTTTATCCACTTCGCTTGATGGTACCCACGTGGCCCTTAAATATCCAAAATTCGATTACAGTATGACTAGGAGAATTGGAGAGGGTGTTGGAGCAGAGATAGGCCTTAATTCCTCAGTTCAGTTTTCGGGGTCTTTTAAGATTAACCCTGGTACGCAGGACTATGATTTACAAAACATAATTGCTACTTCTGATGAGTTTAAAGATCAAGTCGCCGGAAAAAGAATTTTGATTAAAAAAGTGTACTATAAGACTCCACACGCAATGTGGAGATTTTATGGCTACTATGGTGGCTTAAATGTTGTGGGAAATCTTCATAATTATGGCCAGTTTTCAGATGATTCAACATTTCAGCTAATACCTGCTTGGCACAATAAGGCACAGGCGATGGCATTCGAGGATGCAATCTATACTAGAATGTCCCACTTTTCTTATGAATTAAAAAACAATAAGATAAGACTCCACCCCAGACCTTATGTGGGTGGCCCAAGTAAGATGTGGATAGAATTTTCTATCCCAACAGATGTCTGGGACTCAAACGATAAGTCAGTTGATGGAGTCAACAATATGAATACGCTGCCAATGGCAAACTTACCTTATTCAAACATAAATTCCATAGGAAAACAATGGATTCGAAGATTCGCCTTGGCACTATGTAAAGAAACGCTAGGCCAAGTAAGGTCAAAGTTCAACTCAGTACCAATCCCTGGAGAATCAGTTACGCTAAATGGGACAGCTTTATTGTCAGAAGCAAAAGATGAACAAAATAAGCTGAGAGACGAATTAAAACAAACTCTTGCTGAATTAACGTACGCTAAGATGGCAGAGCAAGACGCAAACTTGCTAGAAAATACGGAAAAGGTCTTGGACAAGGTTCCAAATTACATTTTTGTGGGGTAATTTAAATGTCAGATGAAAATAATTGGGATCAACCAGCCAGTCCACCGCCACCTTTATTTGTTGGCAAGAAAGAGAAAGACCTTGTAAAGCAAGTCAATGATGAGATTATTGAAAGGGTTGTTGGGCAAACTATCTTATACTTTCCGATAAGTCTTGAACATACAAATTTTCATGATCTTTATGGAGAGGCTATAAATAAAAACTTTCTTAACCCAGTTAGAGTATACGCGATGGTAAAGTACCAATCTCAAACTACTACAACAACTCCTTTCGGGGTAGATAGGGTAGAGAAGATTTCTGTAGGGTTTCATAAAAGAAGACTGACAGAAGACCAAGATTTATTTGTTAGAGAGGGCGATTTTATTCAATACGGTGAACAATTCTACGAAATTTTAACTTTAGAAGAGCCAAAGTGGTTATTTGGTCAAGTAGAATCAAGTTTTGAAATCGCAGCCCAGTGTGTTAGAGCTAGAAAAGGATTATTTGAGGTAAACTAAATGAAAGATCAAGAAATGCCCACTAAAAAACATTTCGAACCTTCAACTATTGAAAACATAGATAAATCAGTCTATAATTACGTTGAGTCGTTGAACTTGTTTACGAGTACAAACCAGGGATTTGAAAAAGTCCCTGTTTTGTGGGGTACATCTGAGCGCTCATTTTTGACCAAAGATGATGCAAACGCAAGAGATGCCCAGGGCCTGTTAAGGTTGCCTATCATTTCCATTAGAAGAACAACTTTTCAAAAGTCAATGCCAAGTAAGGGCATTTTTCATGGGAATATACCAGAACATCAAGACGAGCAAGGTGGTTCACTGGCAGTTAGTAGAGTAATAAACCAAAAAAAGACAACTGCGTATGCTAACAATGGAGCAAGAAAATCAACACAAGACAGCACAAAGCCGTATGATAACAAGAGAATAGTGTACCAGACCATTTCAGCGCCAATGCCTGTAAACGTTGAAATTACATACGAAATTGTACTAAGAACAGAATTTCAACAACAAATGAACGATTTAATGTTGCCTTTTATTACAAAACCTGGTACTATTAATTTTGTAAGACTTGAAGATTCAGGACATAGGTATGAAGGGTTTCTAGATAGTCAGTTTTCTCTTAAAGATAATTTATCAGATTACACAAATGAAGAAAGAAAGTTTGAAACATCAATAAATTTAAGAGTTGTGGGGTATCTTGTGGGGCAAGGTAAAAACAGAGAAAAGCCACATTTCTCAATAAGAGAAAACTTCGTAGAAGTTAAGCTTCCCAAAGAGTCGGTTGTAATAGACCCAGAAGAACTAGAAAAATATAACCTTTAATTTTTTTAAAAACTAATTTATAATAAAACAAATTTCTTTGAAATTTACTCAAAACGAAAGGAACAAAAATGAGCGAAGAAAACACAAACCAACAACAAGCAGAAGTACAAACATCCGCGGAAATTAAAGTTGAGGATACAGGATCGCAAGAGATTCAAAGTCCAGAAGTTGTAGAGGTACCATGGGAAAAACTACAAGAAACATTTCAAATGAGAGAAGCTCTCAGAGAGACGCAAAATTATACATCTGAATTCATTTTGCAGACAGAGAGAAGAAAGCGTAGATTGTTAGCGGAGATAGATAGCATCGAAAGAGCGATGTATGAATCAGCGACAGAAATTCGTAATAACTTTTCATTAAATTCACAGTGGACATATGAATTTAAATTACCAAATGAAGCAGGAGAAAAAGGCTACTTCATCAGGAAAGAAGCTCCTTCAGATACTATTTAAATAAGTAACACGATTGTAATAGTATAGGAGAGATTTACAGATGTATAGTACAAGTGATATAGGCATCGCAGCATACCTACAACTGCGAGGAATTAAATTAAAAGAATGCAGGCGTTTAGAGTCTGGAAAATTTCATTTTTCTTTTGAAGATCCCCAAGGAATGTGTCCTGCTTTGTCTATAGAATTTTTAGATTCTGACTTTTGTAAATTTGATAATAATGTCCGAAACCTTAAGAAGATTTTATTCTCTTAGGTACAAACAAAACTATTTATAGTATTCGTATGTTTTAATTTCTTTAAACCAACTTTTTTAATCTCACCTAAAATTTTATTTTCTTATTTTTTTTAAAAACTACCAGTTTATTTTGATTTTAATCAATTATTTTTTTTAACAAATGTCATAAAAAAAGGAGAAAATAACATGGCAAAATCAGGAATACCAGATAAACAATTAAAGCAGTTAACAACTGCTAATAAAGTAGCGCTGAGCGCGCTAGATATCGACGGAGCCACCGCAATTGGAGCAGCATTAGCTGATGCTGATCTCTTTATCGTTGACGATGGTGCCGGAGGTACAAACAGAAAAATCACTGCAGCAACAATGCAGGATTATTTTTCAAGCTTGGATGTTTTAGAAACATCCGTATCAGCAAATTACCAGATCTTATTTGCTGACGACAACACAGATACCCCCTACTCGGAAAGTAGTTCTGCCGTTTCTACAAGTCGTGTTCAAGGATCTACCTTGAGTAGTTCAACAACTTCGATCTTGTTCTCGCCGGAACTAGGTGTATCCCTCAGTAGCGGTGCAATTTTGGGTTTCAAAGATAGTAGTGGTAATCGACTTGCATTTACTGTAAGCAGCTCCGCAGCCAGTGAGGCTACATCAATTACTGTTTCTCACCTTTCGGCTGCATCAACTGTTTCCTCACTAAATGTGAGCTCTTTGAGTTCAATTGTGAACTTGACAGCAGGGTCAGCAGGTTCTGGTGATGGCAAAGTCCGCGTTGACGGCTCTGGTTTACTATACAACCCAAGCACGGATCTACTAACAGTCGGTGGCGACATCTCTGTTGGTGATGACATCTTAATGGCATCCGACGGTGCAGTGCTTTCATTGGGTGCAGGCGCAGACGTTAGTCTTACTCACGTCCATGATACTGGGCTCTTACTGAACGACGCAATGCAATTACAGTTCCGTGACTCGGACATCCACATCAGTTCTGATGCTGATGGATACTTGAGCGCTCAGGCAGATACGGGCGTTAACATCAACATTGGCGGAACAGATGAACTAGCAATCACTAGTGCCGCGGCAACGTTCGGCGGAAACATTGTTATTCCAGATGCTGGAAATATTGGTTCGGCTTCCGACAGTGATGCAATGGCAATATCATCCGCTGGTGTCGTAACTTTCTCTCAGAGAGATGTTCACAACGCTGGTATCACAATTGCTAACGCCGGCCAGATCGGTTCTGTTGGTGACGCTGATGCAATGGCTATTGCAGCTGACGGTGTTGTAACCTTCTCTCAGAGAGATGTTCACAGCGCTGGTATTACAGTTGCTGACGGTGCAACAATCGGCTCTGAAACTACTGCAGGCGCCATCACAATTGCTGCTAATGGTAAAATTACCCTTGCAGGAGACTTAGAAGTTCAAGGTAACACTACAACCGTTGACACAGCGAATCTTCTCGTTGAAGATCCAGTCATTCTTCTTGCTAGTGGCGCAAGCTCTTCGGACCAGAATGGTGGTATCGTTATTGAAAAGGGTGGTTCAAGCACAGACGAAGACATGGTTTTCGGCCGTGTGGCTGCTGATACATGGGGTGTTGGTACACTAGACACTTCTGGCGGTACAGCAACATCACTTGCTTCGATGTCACCTGCGGGACTTCGTTCTAGCAAGCTTGAGGTTGGCAGCAGCAGTGATCACATTGAAATGTCTGGCGGTAACCTTGTGGTTACGGCAGGCACCACTAGTGCAGACATTGTATTTGCTGCAGCAGGTTCTAATGTCAAGCCAAGCGCAGATAGTTCAGTCAGTTTAGGACAGCAAGTTGTGTCCTCTTCCTCTCTTGACTCTTCTGCAAGCAGTTTTTCTGCTTTCCAGGCTTCAAGATTGCAATCCTCATCATTTAGCAGTTCGACGACGAGTTTTTCTTTTAGCCCAGAAGCAGGATTTACCGCTAGTTCTGGAGAAGTTGTAATCTTCTCTGACGGCAGCGACACGTTAGCTTTCACATTCGATAGTGATGTCGCGTCGAGTGCCACCTCTGCATCTGTTTCGCATAACTCGTCTAACAGTACTACTTCTTTGATGAACAAATCAAGTATAGCTGAAGTTACTAGAAAGCAGATTACAACTACAACTACCGGTGCTGCCTGGGCAAATCTTTACGTTGACAACATTGACCTTGATGGTCAGGGTAGAATTGATCTGGATGATGATCAAGATACTTCAATCCGCGCTTCTGCAGATGATGTTATCTCGATCGAGATCGGCGGATCTGATAAACTAACTGTTAATGCTTCTGCGATTGCTCCTACTGGTGCAGCGGGGATGGACCTCGGTACCTCAGCACTCGGTTTTAACGATCTTCACTTGGATTCAGGTGGTGTTGTTAACTTTGATGGTGGCAATGTTACGATGACCCACAGCAGCGGCCAACTGGCAGTTAGTGACTCTCTTGCTATTTCAGACCATGATGGCTCGTCCGTTGGTCTTAAGCTTGGCAGTACCCTTGTCACTGCATCGGCAGCAGAGCTTAATGTCATGGACGGTGATACTTCTGCTACTTCAACCACGCTTGTGGCAGCTGACCGTTTAGTTGTTAACGACGCTGGATCCATGGTGCAGGTTGCAATGAGTGACTTGGCTACGTTGCTTAAGGGAGATGGTCTAAAATTGACTGGTGCAACCTTGAGCATCGACGCTAAAAAAGATGTATTTCAGCAGAGTGATGCAACTAGTGGAAATACTGTGTGCACTCTCAACTTTGAGCCGGTTTCACAGGATAGCGTAGATGTTTATTTGAACGGTGTTCTGCAGCTCGAGGCCAGCGATGTTTCTTCCGGTAGCGATAACGATGATTACACTTATGGTGGAAGTTCAGGTTCTAGAACTATTACCTTTACGGACGCTCTTCTTTCTGAAGATGTGGTAGTCGTCAAGTACATTGCCAAGTCTGAGTAATCGATCTGATTAATTCAACACCTTTCTTTGTCCCACCTCAGCCCGCCTTTTTGGCGGGCTTTTCTTTTTCTTATTTCCTTTAGGAGAAAGAAAAACTATTTAATAAGTAAAATAACGTTTTGATATTCCCCAAAAGGAGAAAAGAATATGTCATCAAGAAAGTTTAGATTTGTATCACCGGGAGTTTTTCTTAGAGAAATAGATAATTCTCAACTTCCAGCGCAGAATGAAGCAGTCGGTCCAGTAATCATTGGGACGGCAAACCAAGGACCGGCAATGGTTCCAACAAAAATAAAGTCTTTAGAAGAATTGGAGATAGTTTTTGGTAAAACTTCTCCTGGAGGCTCCCTGGATCCATGGAGAGAAGGTACAGGTCTTTTATCTGAGACGCATGCTGTAAATGCGGCAAGGGCATATCTTTCAGCAGGCGCCGGCACTAATTCTCCTGTAACCATGATTAGATTGCTTGGGGTCAGTGCAGATGCCACCGCAGATACTGATGGTGAACCGGGATGGATGACAGATAAAGCTTACGGTCTCTTTATTGCTAACAAAAATCACAACCAAGGTGCGGTCAATAGCTGTGAAGTACAGCTGGCAGGTATTTTTTATAGCTCTGGCTCTTTTGCGCCTTATCCATTTGGCGACAACGCGAGCACCGGCGCACCAGTAACTAGTGTTAATGCATCCGCTCACGGGCAATTTTACAGCTTGCAGGATAACGGAAATTTAAGAATGGTATTGAAGACCGATGCTAGCGACCCGGTGCCTGACAGAAGTAGAACTGTTATCACGCCAATGAAAGATTTGAGAAAAGATCTCAATACTAATCCGGTAGCAACAAACTCCAGAATCAGTCCTATGATCTCTGGCTCCTTAGCCGAAAGGTACTGGGTAGGGGAAACTTTTGAACAACAGTACGACAAAAAGAAAGTGGATATAGAAAAGGGAGCACAAGACAAATTAGTGTATACAATTTTGCCTCTTGCATCTGGCGATACAAACATGTCAGATTTCAAGAGCACCGACCACGGCGCAACAGCTGGTAGAACTGGCTGGGTTTTTGGAAACTCAGGAAACGAAGAAGCTGCGACCTACAACCCAGATCACCAGCAAAAGCTTTTCCGTTTGGTTGCGTTATCTGAAGGGCAGCAAGCTTCGAAAGAGATTATAGCTTCTATACAGGATGTTGTACCACCTAGACAAGGGTCTACTAATGTTTTTGCATCTTTCTCTGTTGTTGTTAAAAAGATCACATCAACAAAAGTTATAGAGTTAGAGCGCTTTTCAAATTGCAATTTAGACCCTGCATCTGCTAATTTTATTGGTAAAAAGATTGGAACCCAATTGAGAGAGTGGATCCCGTCGGAAAAAAGAAATAGAGTTTATGGAGAGCACCCTAACATGTCAAGTTACATTAGGGTGGAGATGCATGAGTCCTTCCCATCAGACGGCCCAATTGTTAAGTCAACTGTTCCTTTTGGATTTTATGGTCCGATTCGACCAAAGACGATAACAGGTACAACAGCTGTAATTCCAGCCGCCGCCGGTCAGGGAGTATTGCGCGTCGCCGCAACAACAGATAAAGAACTTTTCGGCGCAGCCGGCAGCGAGAAAAAATTTAAAGTTACAGATCTTGGTGATGGCGCTACAACATACACGTTCACCTTTGATAACAACAGGAACCAACAACAGGCAATTGACGACAGCGCGGGCACAGATCGCTTCGTCGGGCTTGACGGCGCCGCAAACACCGGGCCCGCAATTTCGGCCAGAATCGTCTCAGCACTGAATGCCGCCCGTGATGACGGCATGAACATAGAACTCGTACCAGCTTCGTCAGTTGTTGACACCAAATCAGTAGTAACAATTACCCAGTCCAACACTGGCCCCGTAACTACGATCGAGAACGCCGCCGGCGCAGACGCAACACCCGCGGCACAAATTGAACTTGCTGTAACTGTCGCAGGCAATGTCGCGTCAACAAACACTAACCCGGCAATAAATTCTTGGGCTATTGGAAACTTAAATTTTACTAATTTGCTTACTGGAGGTGAAAACTACACCGTGAAGTGGCCATCACCTACTTTGGTCGAAAAGGCCCACTCAGGAAGAGGAAACTTTTTAGGTATCTCTCCTTACACTCAAACATTTGATAAGGTAGGCGGAATCGCTATAGGGGATGACAAGACTGCAATCGAGCCTGGATTTATCGATAATCTGAGGAGATTGCCAGTTTGGGAACAAATACATTCAAATCAAATTTCAGGAAACGTCGCATCAGATAGCACTACAGCACAGTATAGTTTTAAATTTTCAATGGATGATGCAGTTTTAACTGGTGCTGGGGGCAAGACTCAAGATCAGATTGTTTCGAAGGGTGATGTATCTCAAGTAACTTACTCGAGTGGATCTAGAGCTGGAGGTACCTCTTTTACTGCGGTCGCGGGAAACACCCCAGAAGACTTGAGAATCTTGTTTTCGATTATTGATGGGTTCCACCTTCCATTTGATGGTGGTTCCGACGGTACAGACATAATTGAATCTGACCCTTTTAACAATCATAAGCTAGCACCAAACTCAACAAAGACTTCATATGCCTATGCCTCTGTTGACCGCGCCATCGAGTTGATAAAAGACGCAGAAGCTATAGAGCATAACCTAGCAGTAATGCCTGGTATAACCAACAGGACACTAGTCAGAAAGCTAGTTGATACTTGTGAGGCGAGAGCAGACTCTTTGGCCATAGTAGATTTGCCAAACATTTATGTCCCACCTTCAGAGCGACATTATTCTGACTTTAAGAGCCGTCTGCAGACAACCCCTGAAGAGTCTGCTAAATTGTTGGTGCAAGAACAATTAAATTCATCTTACGGAGCAACGTACTATCCATGGGTGAAAGTAAAAGACACCAGTAACGGAAGGGACGTATGGACCCCGCCGTCAGTTGTTGCTCTAGGCGTCATGGCTAATACTGAAAAGTCATCAGAAGTTTGGTTTGCACCAGCAGGCTTTAATAGAGGTGGCTTGAACCAAGGTAATGCTGGGTTGCCAGTTCTGCAAGTAACTGAGCAGCTTCTATCTAGAGATAGAGACACTCTGTATCAGTCGAACATCAATCCGATTGCCTCATTCGTTTCAGAGGGAATAGTAATTTTTGGACAAAAAACTTTGCAGTCTACTCAATCGGCTCTAGATCGTATCAACGTCCGCCGCCTGCTAATTTTTGTTAAAAAAGAGGTTTCTCGAATCTCTAAGAACTTACTTTTTGAGCAGAACGTACAGGCAACTTGGGCCAGATTTCATGGACAAATAAAGCCTTTCCTTGAGAGTGTAAAGGTAAGATTTGGCCTGACAGATTTCAAGATTGTTTTAGACGACACTACTACTACACCTGACTTGATAGACAGGAATATTATGTATGCCAAGATTTTCTTGAAGCCAGCCCGTTCCATAGAGTTTATTGCAGTTGATTTTGTTATAACAAACACCGGCGCATCTTTTGCAGATCCGCTTGAATAAAAAAGTTTAACGACTATATAATAATAGGAGAAAGTTTATTATGCCAACAACATATTCATTTTGGAGCGAACCCGGCCTCGAGCCAAA